TCTGCCCCCCTCCACCATTTACATAGGGGCATAGTTTAAAGGTAGAACTGAGGTCTCCAAAACCTCCAGTGTGGGTTCGATTCCTACTGCCCCTGCCAAATATATATACACAACATGGCGGTTGTGGCGAAGTGGTTAACGCACCGGATTGTGGCTCCGGCATTCGTGGGTTCGATTCCCATCAGTCGCCCCATTTTTATTTTTAAAATTACAAATAATCTAATTGATACTTACATATAATTAAGTAAGAATTCGATGGGCTATAGCCAAGCGGTAAGGCAACGGACTTTGACTCCGTCATGCGCTGGTTCGAATCCAGCTAGCCCAGCCATTTTTGCGGAAGTAGTTCAGTGGTAGAATACAACCTTGCCAAGGTTGGGGTCGCGGGTTCGAATCCCGTCTTCCGCTCCAATTAAATTAAATATGGCGGCATAGCCAAGTGGTAAGGCAGAGGTCTGCAAAACCTTTATCACCGGTTCAAATCCGGTTGCCGCCTTTATTATTGTGCCGATGTGGCGGAATTGGCAGACGCGCACGACTCAAAATCGTGTTCCTTCGGGAGTGTCGGTTCGACCCCGACCATCGGTATCATGAAACGTGATGAAATCAAGCTCTATACGACTAGTATAGAGCTTTTTTTTATGTTTTCTTCACACGACAAAATAAGCACAAATAGTGTGCGGGAGGTCGTGTGCTGGTGAGTAAACGTAGAACATTATTATCGGAAGCCGAATTAAAAATTGCAACAAAATCCACGTATGTAACCACTGATGAAGAAGCATTGAATTTATTTTATACTGATTGCCAACTTCGAAATTTAAGACCCTATACAATAAAATATTACCGTGAAAGTTTACAAACAAAAATCAAACCGTTGGTTCTCATGACGGAAGATGATATAAAAAATATGATTATGGAAATGCAACGTCGAGGACTAAAGGTAACCACCATAAACACCAAATTGCGAGCCTTCAAAAGTTTCTATAATTTCTTACACAAACATAAGCACATCAAAAAAAATCCGATAGCGGATATAAAACTGTTAAAACAACGTCAGGAAGTTGTGCCTACGCTGAGCAAAGATCAAATCAAATTATTATTATCGCTGTGTGACCGTAAAACGTTCGTAGGCATTCGTGATTACACGATAATGATGTTAATGCTTGATACTGCCATAAGGGTGAATGAATTGGCAAATATTGAAGTAGCGGACGTTAAGCATAATGAAATTGTAATACGTGAAACCAAAACCTTCTTTGAACGTATCGTACCCATGAGTAAGAAATTAAAAGAACAAATGGAAATATACATCAAAATTCGTGGATATGCGGAATCGGACAAGTTGTTTCTCAATCAAGATGGAAACGAATTGAAAAGACGTAGCATTCAAACGAGGATTGAATACTATGGCAAATTAAGTGGGATTAAGGACGTACGCGTATCTGCTCATACATTCCGCCACACATCAGCGAAATTGTTCATACAAAATGGAGGAAACGCTTTTCATTTACAACAACTACTGGGACATACTTCATTAGAAATAACAAAGAAATACGTGAACTTGTGGTCTACTGATATTGCTGAAAGTCACAAAAAATATGGAGCATTAAATAATATCATTTAGAGATTTAGAAGTGTGTTGTTACATGTTAATATAGTAAAGTTTACAAAATAAAAAACGAGTGAATTATCGGGCTGCAACCCATATCACTCGTTTACCCTATGATACAAGCAATGCCATAAAATAAATTACGGAGAATGCTCATATACATGTTTATTTTATCATGACATTCTCCCATAAGCAAAAGGAGAATAATGTATGGATATTAAAAACGAAATCAACCACATTCAGAAACGTTTGCTTGAACGACTGAACGTTAAAAACCGATCCACCTTGTTTACTATTATCGAGGCAATTTCCCAACAAGCGTACGCAAAGGGCTCGTTCGTAGTGTCACAAAAGAATTCCACACTAGCAATTAAATGTGATGTGACCGCTTCTACAATTTCACGCAACCTCAAGAAAATTAAGGATAAATGCGATGATTTAATTCAAATTGAACAAAATCGCAATGTATCAGAACAATTTGCTTCACTGATATTTACGCTCATTCCACAAGAAGAAAGGGCTTGTGAAACGCAAGGTCTTGAGAAATGTCAAACGGTTGTGTCAAACGGCGAACAAACGGAGGAAGTCAATGATGATACGGTATGCCATGATATTGCTGAATCGCCTTCTAAAAGTTTTTCTAATCATTCCGAAGTATATATTTCTAATCATAATAAAGTTATAAATAATAGTATTGTTAACAAAAAGGACGTTATACAAAACGATATAATACATGATGAATATATAAATGCACGTAAAAGCGGAATCAGTCGGAAGATGTTCTTCAAGGTCATTGATGAAATCAAGAATAAAAATAATATCCGTAATCTCAAATCATATATCCGTGGGACAATTAACAATATAATCAATCACATATCGTTCCGTAATGGAACACGAACATATGACAACCCAATGAATCAATTTTTTTATGAATGGCTCCAAGAATGAGATAGAGCGAAAATTCGGCATATCTAGCGAAATTTACGGATATTTTATTGAATATTAATATTCAACGAACAGTCGTTTGAATGACGGTATTTCCTGTATGTGGTAAAAATGACTTATGCCATATAAGGAGTGATACGTATGCCATCCGATGAAGAATATGAAAATATGACAATTGCTGAATGTCTAGGAGAATATAGTAAATTAATGAAAATGTTTAAAAAGCGTAAAGCGACGAGGACAAATAATTTTGTTGGGGATATTGGGGAATCTATTGCAATTGAACATTACAACAACTCACCACACCTACCAAATTTACGTATGGTCGAAATAGGAATGAAACACATAGATGCTATTAGTGATACAAATGAACGTTATAGTATAAAAGCCACACGTACCAAAATGACAGGAGTGTTCAATGGTCTCAATGACCCTGACTCCGATATGCCACAAGAAAAATTGTTCGAGTATGTAATTGTGGTGTTATTTGATGAGGATGTTTCGCTACAGGCGATATATGAGGTTGATTGGGAAGCATTTTTGTCATTGAAGAAATGGAATAGTTCTAAAAGAACATGGTATTTAACCGTCAGCAACGCATTAAAGCGCAAATGCAAAATAATATATGAACAATAAACATACATAAACAAAAAAATGACCACACACCAAATAAATGATGTGTGGTCGTAGCAACATGTACTTGAATTCGTTATTCACTATTTCAAATCGAGTCAGTTTACGGAAGATTGATATGGATTACATTGTTTGGGAAGGCAAACAAATGCAACTTATAATACTATTATAGGGAATTACTTTGATTTGTAAGGAAGCCACATGAAGAAATATGATCTTGAGAATCTAATAAAATGCTGATTTTACTCATAAAAAAAATAGGAGCCGATTTCTCGACTCCTAGAGTTTTCATTATGCTGATTTAAGTTTTAACACTTTGATAGCATATTGGTTTAAAATCTTACCATCCATGTAGCCATCTAATACAAGCAAGTGGGAACCACGTAAAGCTTGTTTTGTATCGCCAGTGATGTGTTGTAAGTTTAAACCTTTTTTAGTCATTGTTGCATATCCTTCACTAAGGTTAGCAAATAACACAGCACGTTGTCCAGCTTCTGGAGCAGGCATTGTGTCATTGATTAAAATAGGTTGACCAAATAATTTGTAAATTGAACCAGTCGTTGCAACATCTTGTACTAAGAAGTAATGACCATTTCCGTCTTTTAACTTCGCAATCATGTTGAATGTTTGACGATTCATAATCCACACTGCGCCACCGATGTATTCAGGGTTCATTGAGTTGAAAAGGTCAAGTAATTCGTCGATTTCGATAGCGTTAGTGAATTTACCTGTTTGCTCACCAATTGTAACGTCATTTAAGATACCTTCAAATTCACCTTTTGATTTATCACCAATTAATACTGCATTATCAAGCGCTAAACCTAAACGACGAGATAATAAATTGATTGAATAATTAACAACATCAATACCAGAGTCGTTTACTAAATGTTGTGACAATTCAATCGCTGTAACTGCACGTTTTTGGTCTAAGCGGACTTTGTCCATTGTGAAGTCGTTAGCGTTAACGTTTTCTGCCATTTCGCCAACGAATGCTGCTGTTCCGATTGTTTTTTCACGTAAGATTTCTAAGAATCCGTTTACAGGCGTGAAGTTTTTAGTACGACCGAAAATTTGAGCGGATTCAGTTAATTTCTCAACGATAAAATCTGAAATTGTTGTTGGAACTGTTAACATACCAGGAGCCGTACCAGTTTGTACTGCACGTAATTCAGGTCCATCTTGTTGACGTAAAAATTGTTCTACTGCACGAGTTTCTGTTTCTAAAGCATTATTTTTATTCATTGTGATTACCCCTCTATTTTCTGTTTTATTGTTATATTCAACTGATTGGATTTTTTCATCAATCGAACGTAATTCATCGAGAATTTCAGATTTTGCATATTGCTGACCTTCATCGAGCGAACGATTTTCTGTTGTTAAAATTTGTTTGTTTTCTTTGAGAATTTTTGTTTTTAATTCTTGAAGTTCTTTAATATTCATTTCATTTAAGTTCCTTTCGTCTATGTTTGGGATTTCAATTTCATTTACGACTTCGATAGAACGTGCTTGGATATTCGATTGAACATAAGCGGGATTGCGGACTACGGAAACCTCAGATAATAAAATTTCGTTAACTGAACGTTCCATCGTTCCGTCGCTTCGTTTTTTCCATGTATCATTTAGCACTTGCATACCGAATGACATGTTTGTTAATAGGCCATCTTGAATTAATGTGTAATAATCTTCACCCCATGAAGTAGCACTGATCTTTGCTTTCATGAACAGTCCTTGGTCGTCTTCACGTAGAACCAATGAACCGTTTTTGGTTGATGCTAAGAGTTTTGCGTTGTCATGTTCCGCTAGAAAATGAATGTCATTTCCTTGTTCTAAAGCACGTGTGAAAGTGCCAGGTGTGATTTGTTCAACGAATTTTCGTTTATTGCCAAGTGGTTGAGACCATTGACCAGTTTTATTTACATACCCAGACACAAATAAAGAGCCGTCAGTTTCTGAACCGACAAGCTCTACATTTACGTTACGTAATTCAATTGTTTGGTTTGCCATCGGCAACGCCTTCTTTCTGCTTATTTGTTGTTCCACCGTCCATGTTTGGAACGGTAAATTCTTTTGTTTTCGGATTGTATAAGGCATGTTGTAATCCCCACATGAAAACATCTTCATCTTCATCAATTGGTGGCAAATCTAATTTGTAACGGGCTTCATTGACTGTGAAAATACCTGCTTTTAAACCAAGTTCCACCGCTTCAATTTTTTCTTTTTCGGTAGTTCGTAACAATTCACTTGTATCGAAACGGAAAAAATATCCTTCTTTTTTTTCATCTTCAGTAAGCAAATACTGATTGTACGCATTTTCAAAATCCGTAATGATTGTAGCGAGTGTGGTTTTCAAGAAATGTAATTGGTTTTGCTCGATAGAACCATATTTATTAGCAACTGTAGAAACCATAGATTCAGGCACACCAAACAATTTACAAATTTCAGAGTTTGTTTCTTTTTTCGTTTGGTGCATTTGAATTTCATCAGGATTCAATGAAATTTTTTGATACTCCATACCTTCTTCAAGAATCACCGTTTTAGCGGCATTTCTTACTCCGCCATATAAAGAAGCCCAAGCATCTCTTAAACGGTCAACCATACTTTGTTTAAGGCGAGCTTGTGTTTTTAATACGCCTGTTGGCATTGCACCGTTTTCATAGAGGTTATGAGTGTATTCCATTTCAGAAAGTGCTTGACTTAAAATTTTTTCCCCACGTTTCAAAACGCCTACACCTTGATATGTATTTAACGGGCTTTTTAAAATGCGGAGCAAATCTTCTTCGTTCAAATCTGTTGTTTGTTTTTGTTTAAAAAAGATATTTTGTCCCTCAAGCGTTGTTAATGTGAAATCTGCTTTCACTAAATCTGTCCCATCATGATATGCTTGCACATTCACATTTTTAGCGGGTAAATGAACAAGTTTTTCAATGTCTTCATAGATGGTAATATCGCTATTTGGAATAGCCGATTTGTGTTTTTTCATTTCAATATAAACTTCACCGTGCAACATATAATCTTTTACCATTAATTTTCTTGTGTTAATTGCATTCATATTTGGTGCCGATTCGTCATTTAACAACGTTGTACGGTAATCATCATGAACTTTCTCCATTGATCCGTCTTCTGTTTCACGATACAAATGAACAGACATTTGTGCCATCGAACTTGTGATAGTATCCATGCAACTTGCAACAGTTGGAATGGTCATTACTGATTCTTCTGTAGTGGGTGCCGATTGTGTCAATGTTTTGATTGATTCTGCGGTCATATCTCGCTTATCAAATAAACCAAGAAATGAATCTCTTGCTCTCGTAATAACATTTGCCATTTTTATACGTCCTTTCATGTGAAATAAAAAAAGACGTAACATCACGTTACGCCTACAAGAATTTTTCAATTGCTTTATCGTGCCAACAACTGGAGGTTTGTTGACACTAAGAGCTATCGAAAAGAAACCTAATATGTCCGAAAAACAGTAACAGAAATGGAAGTAACGGTTACTGTAAATATGATGCAATTTCTGTTGCACCAATTATCACCGCCGAGGAATGTCGCATGGGATTACGATATGGGTGACGATGATAATTGCTACAACGGAAATCATTCAAACTTGTTCCACCAACCTTTAATCCATGATAATGTGAGCGGTGGTCGGTCATGTTCTGAAAGCATTTCATTAATTATTTCTAACGCTTCTACTTGTTTTAATTCTGTTTCTCTTTCTCGCATTTCTTCAAGTTCCATTATTGCAAGAATCCTGTAATATTCATTTTCGCCAATTATTTTAATTAACGATTTATCTAATACTGCCATTTGGTCACCATCTTTCATAAAGAAAATATCCCGCCTTTTTTCCGATAAAGACGGGACGATTACAAACATTTGGAGAATGCTTATATATGCCCTTACAAACAAAAACAACAAAAGAAAGGAGAAAGGTTGTGCTTAACAACCCTACAAAATATATATACATTCCTCGATAGAAAATAAAGAGCAAAACGCAAAAAACCGAAAATTTTTTACAAAGTAACAAACCCTCGGTCTTCGTATACGCTTTTACCTTCCAATAATTCAATATTCCATAGATACATAGCATTTATTGTTGCTGCTAACATATCAATCTTGCCTGTTGATTTCTTTTTATTTACGTAACCGTTCAAATTGGTATCGAGTACTTCACGAGCATTCGCTACGTTGATTTCAAACAGTTGATTCGCTTCATATTGGAATTTCTCGTTGAGAATTGTCTCTTTAAGTAATTTGGTAGGTGGGTGTAAGTGACTTGAATGTTGTTTGATTTCCACCGCATTGTATCCAGCATCATTCCATTTATTTGCTGAAGAAATGGCATTGTATCGGTCATAACCAATTTCACCAATTATTACTCTGTAATTATCTTCAAGATCCATTACGAATTTTTCAATATCGCCATAGTTGATTACTTTATCACCGCTAAAGAAACAGAATCCTTGACGTTCCATAATACGATAATCGACTTTTTCCAATTTCGTTTTATCTTCGACTTTGCCTTCAGGACAGAACGCCCACACTTTAGCAATGAATTTATCGTTTTTTTCATCGTATGTAACCATAGAAACTGCGGTATTATCATTACTTTGTGATAAATCGACTCCGATGTGAACTTTACGACCTTCCCAATCGAATTTGCTGATTTTACCTTTACGTAAATCATCAGTGGAAACATATACCTCAGCAATATCGCCATCTACGAAAATATTTAAATGTTTCGTTTTGAAATTGGTTTGTGCTGATGGCATTGCAATTGCTTTATCACGTTTCTTTTTCAGTTCGTCCAAGTTCTCGGGCAATTCAATTGCTAAAGGATTCGCTTGAAGTAGTGCTTCATCGCTTGTCCAATCTTTCATGTTGTCAGGTTTGTAAAGCAATGCGAATAATGTTTCATCAGTAATATGACCGTCCATTACCTTTTGAGCAAATTCGATTTGGTCAACCATTGGATTGTGCATTGTATCGTATGCGGTAGAAATCAAGATTCCTAAACGATTCAGCGTGTTCAACTGTGATGATTCCATTGCTTCAATAGGATAAGATGTTTTCAATGCTCCGACTTCATCAGCGACAAATCCTGTTGCGAGTCGTCCGTCCATGCGGTCATTTGATGTTGCCAATGGTTCGAATTTGTTTTTTGTAATCAAACAACGAACTTCTTTGAGAACAGTTTTAAAATGTTTGCTGATTCCAGGGCTTGCATCTAACATTTTTGCAATTTCCTTTTTGATGATAGAAGAGAGGTCACGGTCTGGAGCAACTGAATAAAATTCACTGTGCTTTGGTTCGATTAACATTAAAATCAAAATAAGCAATGCGGTTAAAAATGATTTGCCACTTTTACGTGCAATCAATAATACACATTTCTCATAACGTCGTTTAGTCGGTTTGTCCTTGTGTTTCCAACATAATGCGTTAACAATAAAAAACCACTGAAATCCTGCGAGTGCTTCATAAGAAGAAACACCTACACGTAATCCAGTGGGCATGTTAATTAATTTGGTTATGTTCTCAATCAATTTGAGCAAATCTTCATCTATAAAATATTTACAGTTATGATCTTGTATGTCATCTATAAAATTCTTACACGCTTTCTTGATGTATTTTGCGGAGACAATTTTTCCGTCAACTACATCTTTAGCGTATTGATATGATTTATGGTTTAATATGTACATTTCTGTATCGTCTCCTTATTAAAATTTGTAGTGTATATATACACCAAACGAACAAAACGAAAGTTTCACAAAAATATCCCAATAGGTACCTTCACAAAAAATTGTTCCCCCTATTGTCCGTACACTCCCCTTAGGATTTTTTATATTTGCATAAGGGGGATATCTACTAAATTGCATAAAAAAAGTAGTTGTGATTTTTTTTCACAACTACAATTTGTATTCATATTCGTTTGGTATTTCATAATTAAAATCCAATTGTTCTTTAGTTCCTAATTGCCTGTTGCATGTCATACATAAACAAACTAAGTTGCTTTCATCGAAGAACAATTCAATATACTTTGATGCTGGTTTGATGTGATGTGCTGATAGTTTGCTTGTCGTTATGATTCCATACTTAATCAAGCATCGTTGACACACACAACCATCACGTTCAATAATGCGTGGTTGTACTATTCGTTTCCATCGGTGAGTATTACGTAATTTATCTACATCACTTGGTTCACGCTTGATACGTGCTACCGTTTGTTTATTACAATCGCATGTAGTTCCTATGGGTATTAATTTACCGTGGCTACACGTTGTTAGCATTGCCATAAGCATCACTCCTATATAATTATAATAGTTAAATAATTGAATATTAATATTCAACTTTCATACCTAACTTCATACTTACCTTCTAATTCAATATCCTTCACAATGAAACTGTCATGTCTGTTGATGTCAATTGTACTTTTGGTTCTCTTTAAGAACTCACGAACATTTAATGTTTCAACAACTTTGCCATTATGTGCAATAACAAATCTCGCTACATATGTGCCATCATGAGCTTGTTTATCAATTACACGGAAATACAATTCCTTTTGTGATTGTTCCTCGGTAGTTTCCTGCTGTTCTTGTGGTAGTTCCGCAACGCCATTAGGCAAACTATCATTGAATTGTTTTTCTTGTAGTTTGTATTCTGCTTTATCTGCTTTCGTATCGAACATTCTTTCATCTTCTAATTGTTCATTTTCAACTTCACGTTTGGTAGGTTTCTTACGATTTTTCTTTTCTACCATTTGTCGTGCTTCTTCTTTCATTTGGGTAGTAGTATAATCGCTATCTAAAAAGAATCGATCTTCGCCATCATAAGAAGGTGCCATAACGTAATATTGACTCGTGCTTTGTTCTTTGCGTTGTTTTATTTTCAAAAGACCTAATGTATATAACGGATTCGTCTTTTTACTTAAAATACGTTGTATCGTTGAATCACTCACGCCAAGTGCAACCGCCAATGATATATATGATGATTCAATATATGCGTTTCCTTTTTCGTCAACTTGTCCTTTATGTAATGCTTTCATGGTTAAATCGTACATTTCTTGATACAACAGTTTTTCTGTAGGGCTTAATTTTTTACGATATTTGTCGCCTTTCATAATTACTTTTGGTGCTGAATAGTACACACCAGTTGCTTGGTCTTTGTCACGTAATTTATCAACGTAACCTTGTGTAATGTATTGTTTCATGATTGTATTTCTCCTTTGGTATATTAATTGGTATGATTTTTGTTTAACTTAAAATCTCGGTTAAATCTGTATTTAATTTCTTTGTGTCTTCAAAGAAAAACACAGTCAATCTTTCATTTTTTTTATGAGGTTCACAGTAAACAAAATCATGACCTCTCCGTATCAATAGTAACGCTACACGTTTGCTATGAATTTTTTTGATAACCATTTTTAATCCTCCTAATTTATAAAAATATGAAGGCTCGTAGTATTACGAACCTTTTAAAATTTTGCTCCGATAATGAAAGCAATTGCGACCAAAAGTTGTTTCCAAAGTGGAACATTTTCGGTGTCCATTACTACATATCCGATTCCAAAAAATAAACATCCTAAAATGAAATTAATAATAATTGCTGTCATGATTTGTTTCTCCTTTTTGAATATTAATTTTCAATTTTACCTGCTTTTTTCAAGTCGGCACGAACCAATTGTTCGATATAAACACTTCTGTTGAATCCCAATTCTTTTGCTCGTTGTTCCGCTAATGATTTGATTTTTGTATCAATTAATGCGCTAATTTGTATTTTTTTATTCATAATAATTCCACCTTTTTATCGTTATAAAATATATATACACTTCTCATACATGTCTAAAGAGGTGAGTGCATATTTTTTATATGTTTTTCGAATACATCACTATTGTATTGTTCATTTGGTAAACGTAAAGTTGGCTCGTTCATCTTTTTGAAATTATTTTTTTCTTCATTATATGGACCTCAAAGAATCCCCAAAGGGGAAGAAAACGGCAAGTGAGCGAATGCGATACTTGTATATATTTTTATTTAATATTTTTATTTCGTACTCATTTTGAGTACAGCAATTAACTCAATTTGAGTACAGATTTTTGTTCATTAACTCATTTTGAGTACAGATCCCATTGAACAATCTATTAACTCATTTTGCATACAGGATTATTTCTTCTTGTCAGTAGGTTTCTAGAGACATATAATGAAATTAATATTTTACCAATATATGGTATTTAGGAGATGATAAGAATGAAAAGGCAAAATGTACATTCAGCAATTTCCGCTTTAACGACTATATTCTATGGACATAAGGACAAAGAATTAGGGATTAAAACCCTTGAGTTCTACATTGATAATGGGCTATTGAATGATAAGGAATTATTAGCGGTGATATTTGAACAAACACAGTGTTACGACCTGTTGAATGTAATTCGTTTGTTTGATGATTTGGCTGCACGACGGATAGAGGACATTCTACGTGGTGTTTGATATAAACAGACGAATGATAAAGACGATGATTAATATGTTAATGGCTTATTATTCAAAACACGATATACCAACGATACATGCGTATCTAAAATGGTACCTTGACCCAAACGAACAATACAATTTTATAAACGATTTAGAAATGACTGCTGATTTGTTAGTGAAATGTAATGCTTCACCCTTGATTGATTTGATTTCACAACATCATCATGGAGTTGCTGACTTTCTCGAAGAATTATGTAATGAGGAAGAATCATATAGTGAAATTGATTACGAACAACCATATCAAATTGAGTGGTCATTAGATGTTTGATTCCAAGAATGCAAAGTATACATTTTTGAAAGGGTCGAAACATTGTTTCGAACCTTTTCATTTATAAGGAGCGATATTATGAACGATGAATACATATTACAAAAATTTGATAAGCGAAAATGGGCATTTGATAATGTTATGACGACTCCAGAAGCGATTGAATACTTAGGAATTTCAAGGGCTAGAATGTCAAACATGATTAAAAAAGGGAAGATTGTGCCATTGAAAAAACAAGGTGCAATTTCCCTGTTCCTACGAGAAGATTTAGAAAATAAACTTGAAGAATTGATAATTTTGAGGGCTAAGTTCCAACCCAATAGATGATTGACCTGAACGGAATACTGTTCCGGTCTGCTATCTGTCACGTACAATTTACGTTTCAGACCTGCTACACATTTGGTGTGTATGAGGTATAAACAATATTTATAGCACATACATGAGTGCGATACTATCGCCTTCAGATAATTTAGAACGCTCGGTTAACCTGCAGATGAATCTCGCAATTTTGCGAGGTTAAAAATCTTGTCAAAAAATGTCTTAACAAACGTTTGACATTTTTAAATGACCATGAAATTTCTAAAGGAGAAATACAAATGAAAAAGAAAAAACCACTAAAGAATATATACAAAAAAACTTTAGCGATTGAATTAATACGATTGGGTCACGACCTGAATCACACCATGCGTAATAGGAAAGATGATAGATTCCAAGTGTTTGTATTCGTGGAAACGCCTGAACTGATAAGAGATATGATGGAAATAAACAAGCGAAACGATGAAACATACGCTAAGTTATTTAAACAATGAAATCACGAATAGAGACGATCTTGTTATTTCTGTCAGTTGGGATAATGATGATGTTGTTTATGTATCAAGTGTACAACAACCTATTTGCTAAAGATGCCGATACTATAAGGCAAGAACAAGAACGTGAAGCTCGACGGATAGAACGCATGGAAATGATTAAGGATATGAAGTAAAGGTACTCATAATGTGAGTACCTTTTATATATGCGTAAACAATCCTTACGCATTAACGCTATAAACATTGTTTATGGCGACTAGGGTTTCAATTTACCTAGTTAGGTGTGTCGTGTTATCCGACAGACCTAAACAATCCTTAGGTCTACCCCAAAACAGGGTGTACCCAAATTAGGTGTCTTGCATTTCACGAGGTACACCTTAAAACAAGGCCTGCCTATGAGGTACTCGGTGATTTCGAGTGCCTTTTTTATTTTCACTTATATATGAAGAAACTCGTCTTAAAAAAATAATATATACTTGTTCACAATTTCGCCACATTTATAACTTTCCAATTTAATCAGTCTCACTACAATAGCGGTGTAATGAAAAACGAACACTAAACGATACATTATATGAAAGAAAAATATAAAAGAAAAAAAGATATATAGCTGCCTTACAAATCGTACGAAATCAATACAATAGTCATGTAAACGACGTCGAAACGATGTCGCAAAAAATAAAACAAATAAAACACACGGAGGAATTACTATTATGACTACAACAAAATTAAACGATACGATTCAAACGATTGAGGAAGATGAAATGGAATTTACTATTGAAGGTGAAGATTTAAAAATATTGGTACGAGCGAGATTTGAAGAAATGAAAGATGCTTTAGAAAATGAAGTTGATGAAATTACATATGAGGAAAGTGTAGATGAGAATGGCGAAACAATTTGTTCTATTTTCGTACATGACAAAACAATCTCACTGACTTCAATCAGATGTGATAAAACAGGTTGGAATATCCATTGGGGTAGTAGTACGCCAGTATATATCAAAGAAGAAATTCGAACAATTATGGGCGAATAAAAAATTGTACAACAAATAAACAATCACATATCACTGACCCTTTTGGGTCGGTGGTAATTATGAAAATAAAAATATATGAAACTCAAAGGAGAAATTAACTATGGAACAATACGCACGATACACACAAAAGGCAAAAGAAATTAATGAAATGAAAACGATGGAAGAAGTATTAAAGGATTTGGACAAAGCATTTGAGGATGACCGCCCGATTGAAGAGCTACCATATGAAAAATACGCTATGTTATGTCAAAAATCACAATTAATTAATGAAATTGTGGACGAAGAAATTACAGATGTAGAGAAAGCGAAAAAATGGTTTGAATTAATTGAATTAGTGTATGAATGGGCACAAGATGATGAATTTGATATTGAACACCGATTACATTTTGACGAGGGTGTTGTTGAAATCGACAGCATTTCCGAATACTGCGGTGGAGATTGGACTCTTGATTATAAAGACGGTGCACTTTATTTAAATGGTGAAAATCACGGTGATTCAATTTTACACTTATTAAATTACATTGAATCAGGACTATAAAATACATGACCGTTGACTCTATGAGTTGGCGGTCAATAAAACAAAAATAAAAAACAAATTATAAAAAATGAGGATGGATCATAATGAAAAACACAAAAGAAATGTTAATTAATGCAATTAAAGAAATGAAAGATGCTGAAAGACGAGCGAAAGTTCTTGAAAAAATGGTTGAATTGAAAAAGGAAATTGATGAATCATGGAAAGTTCGTGATGAACTTTCGGAAAAACAACGCTTTGATATGATTGATAAATATGGATTAATGCAATGGCTTGAGGATGAAAAAATCACAAATATAAAAGTGAAAGAATCAATTATAAAAACGTTTGAAATGATAAAGCAACTTGAAAAAACTGCTAAAGATGAACTTTATTCATATGTTTGGGAATCAATATATGGGCGTATCGAAATTGAAAGTTCGATAGATAATATGTTAATTGAACAACACATTTATATTCGTGGCGATGAATTGTCTTTGAACAATCTTGATGATAAATATGATTCAGTCGAAAGTGCTTTTGAAAAAATCCGTATCAATTTACATGATGCTCACCGAGAACGAGAAGAACGATTGAAAAATCCATCCAAATTAACGCTTAAAGAAATTTTGGGTTAATATATTCACCACCTGTCGATATGATGGGTGGTAATTTAATTAAACGTCATATTTCGTCGTATGTCGGATTTTAATGTATTCACGATAAATAACATTAAAACGTTTTCAGGGACACGTTACAACGAAATCTGAACGGTCAAATTTTCGTGATTCGATAGATTTGAATGACATATTACCAAAAAATAGTATAAAATCGAAAGGGAAATTGATATGGAAAAGAAAAGGAAAAAAGACCATCCATTGTTTTACACATGGAATGGTATGATGTATCGTTGTTATAAACCGTATAATTCACACTATAAATATTACGGTGCTAAAGGAATAACAGTAGATGAACGCTGGCATGATTTTTGGAATTTTGTGTATGATATTGATAATCGGATGCCAAATGGACATTTATTGTATCGAAAGGATTATCATTTGGATAAGGATATTAAAGGCGGTAAAATTTACAGTTTGGAAAATTGTATGGTTATATCTGCCGAGGAAAACAGGAAATTGGGATATGAAAATCACCAAAGAAAAATTATTGCTTTCAATAATACAGAAAAAATATTATTTGATTCACTGATAGACGTGGAACGACAATTAAATATAAAACATGGGACACTTACAAGTTGTTTGAGACGTGGAAACCTTAATCGTAAAACAGGATTCCGTTTTAAATATATTTCATAATTGATTGACTAATTTCACACCACAACGTAAAATGATAATAATCGTGTGAATGAAAAAATAACGACTAGTCATTTGACTTTGATAATATTGCTTTTCGAGACGATGGGTTTACTGGCACGACTCAAAATCGTGTTCCTTCGGGAGTGTCGGTTCGACCCCGACCATCGGTATCAAGAACGGCGTAACATAAAGGCTCTACACTAATTGTGTAGGGTTTTTTTTTGTTTTCTTCACACTACAAAATAAGCACTAATAGTGCGTTGGGGGTAGTGTGCGGTGAGTAAGCGACGAACTTTAGATACAGTTGGAAGAAACTATGAAGTACTAAAAGGATAAAACTGAACGTTCGGTTTTATCCTTTTATAGAATTTCAGTAGAATATTACATATACAAGAATTTTTTCGAGCACTCTAGAGAGAATCTCTCCACCCTGGTGACATGAAGTTAAATCCGATACCACCAGTTGATATTACCACATTATCAGCTGGTAATTTCGTAATTTCCAAAAACTTCTTTTCAAACTCTTCTCTCTTATACTTGTACATAGTTGAGTGGCACGACCACATTTGCGTTGAAGTACTCAACCAGTCCCCTAATTCCTTTAATTTAGGGAACGACTCAAATTGAATTGGACCATCTAATTTTATGAATCTCACTTGATAGATAGTTGGGTTTAACTTCTCTCCTATTCCTTTAAAGCCATGTGATTTTTTCTCATTTGAATGTGTCATAATTCTCCCCCATCTTTCTTTCAAATTTTTGAATTGCAAAAAAAATTTCCAGTTTTAATTATACAGCAATAGAAAGTAATTAAGGAAATATTATGGGATTAGTAGAGGAATGAAACGGAATAACTTTAGTTTGATAATGAACAGTTCATAACATATTACATAACAAACCTTTAAAAGGACATGGCAGCTTTGCCCTGTTTCTTATTGTTTAGCGAGAAATAATAAAATAAATCATCATAGTAATAAATGAAATATGATAAATTTAATCAAGGGAGAGAAATGAAAGTAAAAGGTGTCAGTTATTTAATATGATTCCATTTTGGCTCCGTTTCATTTTAATTTATCATGTTTAAAGAAGCTCAAAATTTTTAAAAGGCTTTAAAATAAAGGGTTTTAAAGGTAGCACTCTATATAAATGTCATCTAAAAAGACTCAAAATCGTGTTCCTTCGGGAGTATCGGTTCGACCCCGACCATCGGTATCGACGATGTAAAAAGACTCTAACAGAAATGTTAGAGTCTTTTTTGTTAAATTATGCTATGTGATTATAAAATTCGTAATAAACTTAGGAATTCATGTATAATATAACTTGTCGAAAGAACAAAATGATAGTGATTTATATTATGTCTGTAATATGAATCAAAAGTGAACTTTTTATATTTCTTTTAAAAATGTGTTGAATACACATTATATTTCATATTAATATTTTTATGTAGATTTAAAACGAGAAAGAGAGTGGAAAGTATGGGCCGTAAATGGAACAACATTAAAGACAAAAAAGCATCAAAAGATGCAAATACAAGCCGTATATACGCGAAATTTGGACGTGAAATTTATGTGGCAGCAAAACAAGGCGAGCCAGATCCTGAATCAAACCAAACGTTAAGAGTCGTATTAGAGCGCGCGAAAACATACAATGTACCAAGAACAATTATTGATCGTGCAATTGAAAAAGCAAAAGGCGGTTCAGAAGAAAACTATGATGAGCTTCGTTACGAAGGATTTGGACCAAATGGATCTATGGTAATTGTAGATACACTTACAAATAACGTAAACCGTACTGCAGCAGATGTACGAGCTGCATTTAGCAAAAACAGTGGTAACATGGGCGTAAATGGTTCTGTAGCTTACATGTTCGATGCGACAGCTGTTATCGGTCTTGAAGGTAAAACATCAGATGAAGTTCTTGAAATTTTAATGGAAGCAGATGTAGATGCACGTGACATTCTAGAAGAAGAAGAGTCTGTTATCGTTTATGCTGAACCTGATCAATTCCATTCAGTGCAATCTGCACTTAAAGATGCCGGTGTTGAAGAATTCACAGTTGCAGAATTAACAATGCTTGCACAAAATGATGTAGAACTTCCTGAAGATGCTCAAGTACAATTTGAAAAAATGGTTGATGCATTAGAAGATTTAGAAGATGTACAACAAGTTTACCACAACGTAGACTTAGGCGAATAA